CTGGTGCGCCCTGCTCAGCAGGTGAGCCTGTGCTACCAAAAGACCCTAGCGCTCCCATTGTTGCCTGGGCTTGAGCCGCCCTAGCTTGTGATGCCTGTCGCTCTTGTGCTGCACGGTCTTGCTCTGTTTGATAAATCTGTTGCCCAAGTGTATCACGGCGCTCGTTGACACCCAAGATTGCGTCTTGTAAGCTCATCGCCTGTTCTCGACCACTCTGACGAAGCCTAGCAAGTGCTGGAAGGTATTCAGTTGCGGTATACTGTGCCTGTTCACCTAGTGGGATACCCGCAAAGCCAAGACCACGGCGGCGAGCGCCACCAAGGATATCACCAAAGGCTTCCTGTTGCTTTGCTCCAAGCCCTGTTTCTTCGGCTTTAATTTGTCCAGGTATTAAACTCGCCCTTTCTTGAAGGGACTTGCGTTGTCCGGCAAATGTCGGGTCTAGTTCAGCGATTATTTGATCGAGGGTTCTGGCCATGCTTACCTATACCGCCCGTGTGTTAGTTACATTATACCATAAGAAGTAAAAAACAATAACCACTTTACTTGTTTGCATTTTAATGTAAGGAGTGGTATAATACGCTTATGAAAAAGGCTATATACACTATTGCGCTGATTGCCACAGTCTCTACTGGCTATATTATAAATACTCACGAAGTCAGCTCGCCTGCGACTGATATTGCCAAGAGCAACGTATCGACTGTAGAGGTCTTTACTCCAATGGTCAAGGAAGTGACACAGGCCGAAGAAGTTGCATCAATAACTACTGAACCTGCACCAGTTGAAAACACCCCTGTTATAGTAGAGCGAACAAGGGAAGATATCTGGGGTGAGGTATTTCTAAAGATACAGGTTCACGAAAAGAGCAAACTTCTCTATGGGAACTGGCAGTCTATACCGAATGCAATTATGTATCACTATGACGCCAACCCAAGCCTTCTATCGCCTGAGCTTATAGATGACACTGTTAGCCGATGCGTAAGCTTCTATAACACCTTAACTACCCGTAGAGATTTACAAATAATGCTTATGCAACATGAGTGTGGCTTTTAATTAAAAGGTGAGAGAAACGTGCTGAACACAAACGTAATAGTCTGGTCAGCTTCTATCCTGTAGTCTGGTGAGGGAGATTTTTCTACTGCGACCGTTAGTCTCACGTTAGTTGCGCTCGTTCTCTCAAGTGTACAATATAGTGTTTGGTTAAAAGTCGGCGTTGGTATAGATGGTATAGAAAACTCTCCCAAGGAATATATCGTTGTTCCGACAGACCATGAAGAGTACCTAGATGACTTTCCTCTTGCTCGTATTCCAGCGTTAATTGTCCCAACATCAAGATTAGCAGTCCCAAGTATGTTACCCGTGCTGGGGCTAAAGGTTGTTCCCGAAGTAATTGTCACTGAAAGGGTGTTGCTTTGAGTGTCATTTTTAAGGCTCGCATACCTTGAGTTAATTATGAATCTATTAAGTTTCATCGACATAAACCTTATAATACCAATAATCCACTGCACTTCCGGGGTCTCCTAATGTAATTTGAGTTGTTGATACTCGGCAATATGGGCTAGATGGTGAACCACTTACCTCACCCTCGACAACGTGGACGCAATCGCCAGCGGGCGTTATATACCAAGCCTCTACCTGAGGGTAATAGCCTAAGTCATGAGAAATAGTGGCCGTATTGCTTGCGGTTTTGGCGTCTAATAGAATCTTTGTATAGTTAAATTGAGTGTTAAATGCAAACTTGTCGAGAGAGTCTGCTGTTGGTGCAGCATCCTCATCAACGTCTGGCGGCATGAAGTACACGACTCTATAATAGATAGTCACTGTAGATGCAGAGGAGTTAGAATAGAATATAGATAGATCGGTGCTGTCTGTAGATGCATTAAATAGAACCTCATTCGATGTAGACGTTCCAATCTCGTCATAGCTTACCGAGAAGCCAGAGTTCGTAGACCATTTTAAGAGGTATAGAGGTCGGTAAGACAGACCGTGAGGTATTGTGTCAGACCCAAAAGAGGAGGCTGATACCGATACTGAGCCTGTCTGAGAGCCGGCAACCTTGTCTATAGGGTATCTTGAGTTAAATACAAAGTTTCTAGGTTCGACAGTCATTACGCACTCAATTCGTCAATAACATCATTTCCACTAATAGTGATAGCCAACACAGGCTCTCCGTCTGCTGGGTTTTGTCCAAAATAAGCCCTACGCACACCAGAAGTATCTTCGAGCAATACTCCGTACTTATCGTCGGCCGACTTGCCTACAGTAACGGCGTTTGTATTATTTGTCCCCTTGAACACCTTGACCTGTTGTTCTTTGTTTAGCCTACGGGTGACATCATTGATTTGCCCCATGTTCTGGCTATAGCTGTTTGAAGGAATAACGGGTCGAAATGTCATCTCATTCTCCTGGTTTGCATAGTGATAGTATGTCCCAGGAAGGTGTTAGGTTGGCGTGTGGCTTTATGCCTATATCTTATTGCTATTCTCCGGTATTCTCCAGGAACATAGAGTTGTGATTGTATTTCTGAGCTCGATCCGTATGTAGCACCAGAACCATATGTAACGCCAGAACCATAGGTAACACCTGCGCCTTGCACGTTTGGCTCTTGGTATACCTGCCAGTTGCCTCGAAGGTCGGTTGCGTACTCTGCTACTATTGTATAGTTTCCGCTTTGCGCCTTGAATCTAGGGTTCCAATACCTTATCTCTTTAAGCTTGGCCGGTGAGTCTCCAACAATATAGTGGGTCTCAAGTTTGTAGTCAATATCGCCACCCATGTTCGTGTAGTCGTTCGATTCATTCTCTTGCCAGCATACCTGACCAACTCGTGAACTTGCCACAATTAGGTCATCGCTATCTCTGAAGCCGTTTAAGCCTTTAGCGACAAAACTGTCTACGTCGAGGCTTTCAGTTGTTCCTCCGTTGTCACCGAAGTTTAATGAGAATACATAACACCTGCTATTCTCTGACTCGGCCGCAGGGGTATACCAGAGGTAGACACGACCCTTATTGTAAGTGACCACTGCCTTGTCTTTATTGGGTAGCTTCGCTATATCTTCGTATACGTCAGTTGAGAGTAATTGTGGCTCCGTGCCATTTGAGCGATACATGCCGTCGTCAGATAAGAAGTAGACGAAGTTATTGTCGGCACTAATGCTCTCTTGGCTATATGTGCCCTTTTGGTCTGGGGCTTCATCTAGGAAGAATGTTGCGTTGTCTGAGCCTGAAAGAATGTGCTTGTTCTTGAGAGTGAATATTAACAAGTAGCCGTTCAGTGACTTGACGGCCGTTACAGGGTCACCGGTCTTTGGTGACGGTACATATATAAAGTCGGTTGATGTAAATGTTTCGTAGTCTGCAAAGTTTGAATATACGGCCTTGTTAGGGTCGCTCTTTTCTACTAAGAACATTAAGCCCTTATGTTCTGTAATCAGCGTGTAGTCTGTCGAATTGATTTGGCTCTCGGTGGTGAAATCCCACTTTCTATATCCATCGTAACCGTTTACATAATAAACAATGTCATTAACAAGTTGGAACCTATAGTGTGTAGCTGAAGCATTCAAGCCTGTCTTAATCGCTGTTAGGGCTCCTGTGGAGTTGTTCACTGTATAAAGTGACGTGCCATGGGCGAATACTGTCACCTTTGTGCCATCGCTTTTGTAGGCCCTTATAAGACCCTTCACTCCACCAGTGGTTGAGTAGTATTGCTTGAAGTTAAGAGCAAAAGCTGTTGAGCTCCATGTCATTCCGCCGTCATCTGATGTTTGAGCCGTAGTTGCGGATGTGGTACTAGACCAGTTATATGGGTCTCCACCGATAGCCTGAACATACACGACAAGCCAATAAGCGGTTGCCGAGGTTACTTGTGGTGCTTCGTAAAATCGTGCTACTTCGTAGGCGTAGCTTGAACCAACATCTGAGGCTGCAATAGATGTTCGGGCGAGCATAGTGCTAGGCCCGGAATCGTCAGACCAAAGCTCAACCATAACGGTTCCCGAAGCCGTAGATGGGTTCTTAATGTTTACATCGACTCGTGTGAGTCGTCCAGTTGTACCTGCTGTAAACTTCTGGGCTAGGTGGTTAGTTTGGTCAAATGACTGGTCTCCAGCTCCAGTAACAGAGGTGACCGCTTGGTCTTGTGTTTGTCCTGCCGGTTCAGAGTGAAAGTCTACCCCTTTGCGTGATTCATATTCACCGAGCGTCGAAATCCTTGCATCTTGAGCTAGTCTCAATATGGCAGAGCCGCCACTCTTGAATGGCATTTTATCATTAGAAAAAAAGCTGTTGAATCCAAGGCTATAGTCGTTTATCTCGTATGTTGCTTCTCTACTGCCGATGCTCACGAGTGGTGTTGTTCTTCGTCTTGCCCAAGGCATCATTAGCTCCTAAAAGTATTGTTTGCCGGCTGGTCGGCGGTTAATTCTGATGCGTGTCGCTACGCCAATTTGTGGTTGGCTGTATCGCATAACAAGCTTTTGCAGTATCTCGTCATACTTGTTCTGTAGGACACTTGCTTGATCGTAGTTGTCCTTAACCTGTAGAACTCTGTACGCTGCGCCCATAATAAGCACCTCTCTAAACTCGCTAGGCACTTCTGGCACCGAGTCGTCAGAGGTTATCTCTGTTGGTCTCTTGTAGTAGCGAAGCTTAAGTGTATAGGCCTTATCTGGTGATGGGTAGAGCTTTATAGTCTCGCCGTAGTAGTACCAGTATCGAGGGCCACCGCTTGGGTGTGCGTCAGTATCGGCTGCATCTGGGTAGTCTCCGTCAATCTCACGGAAAGGCATATAAGGAACAAGCGACTCACTACCGTCTGTTGTGACTAATAGGTCTATCGCTTGCACGTAGTTTGCTGGAAGCCCCGTTCCGTCTGATATGTCAGCTTCTCCGATGGTGACGGTATAGTCCTGTGTGGTCTGCATAAACGGAAGGCGGTACTCATTGAAAATGTCATTCTGTGCGTCGTTAATGTACCCTACTATCTCGGTACTCGAATATCCCGTGTCTCGCACTCGTTGCTGGACTCTAGTTGTAATGTCGCCAAGTGTGTAGGCCATGTTTATTCCAATAGCCCGTATCTAACCAACATTATACCACTCATGGCTTTAATTGCATATCAGTAATCATAAATCATGTTAGGGTTCCATATATGCTTATACTTTTTGATAAAGTCGTTCTCCAGTATCATATTCTTTCTTCCCAAAAAATCCTCATACACGTCGGTGTCCTCTAGCTCAAATAGACACATTGACTGTGGGTCTGAGTCAAAGTACCTTTTACCCCATTCACGCTCATACTTCACAGCCTGAGTCTTAGTGTCAACCTGTGGTACGCCGGACGCTTTAAGCGCCTTGCGTGTATATTTACCCAAGTACATGAAAAAAGGTTGTGTCGCAAAAGACACGCTTCCACTATGATCGAATGCTCTATCTAGTAGCGATAGGTCCTTAACCTCCACAGAGTCTTGCAACAGTATAAACTCGTCTAGGTCTGTGTTCTCAAGTACCCATCGCACCTTGCCCAACTCATAACTGTACTGGTTCAACACAATAATAGGATAGCGTGTGTAGCCATTTAAGCTATCTAGGCAGTTCTTAACCCACTCCGAGCGGTTATTGGTCGTTGCTACTATTACGGCCTTCACAGCGCCTCTTGATGTCAGTCGAGCTGATACCTTGCGTGTACGGTATGTACATTAAGCTAATCTCGTTTTGGTCTAAGTAGTCATCAGTCACATCTATCTGTTCTAAGTAGTTTTTCCTTAGCCAGTCTGAGCCAATCACAATTAAATCTGGCTGAACCTGGTTAATCAACTCTCTGCCGGCGCTCTCGTTTTTTGCAACCTCATAACCAAGGCTTCTAATTAGCTCTGCTCGCTCATCAAAACTATATAGGGGTGAGCGGTTTTTGTACCGCTCCACGAACTCATCAGAGTTCACACCCACAACTAACTCACCGTACTCAGATGCTCGCTTAAACAATGAAGCATGTCCAATGTGCGGAGTATCAAAAGTTCCTATAGTCAGTACCTTAGTCATTGGTTTTCTTTGTGCTGTCAATTATGGCACCCGCTGTTATGGATATGCTCGCTACTGAGATAGCTGTTTGTACTGCCTGTTGTGTTACTTCTGATGGGTCGATGATACCAGAGTCAAGGGTAGGAAGCGTCTCTCCAGTTGTCACATTTAATACCATATTCTCAATCGGTTCAACGTATTCAAGTCCAGCGTTCTCTAATAGTATCGTATACGGTTGGTATAGAGCCTCCCTGATAGCGTTTTGTACGGGCGTATCTTCGAGTATTTTGGCTATAGACACCAGGGTTGCGCCACCACCGGCAACGACGCCACCACGAACAGCCGCCTTAGCCGCCATGATTGCGTCCTCTATTCGGTAGTTCTTTTCCTCAATATCAGTTTCGTTTACCCCGCCAATCTTAATAATAGCTGCTCGTCCTTCTAGTGTTGCGATACGAGCCTCTGTACGCTCATTCTTCTCAAGCGTCTTTTTGTACTCGGTGAGGTCACGCCCGCCAATGATGCTTGTGTCTGAGACTGAGGCCACGATACGCTCAACAGAACCGAGTTGTTCTAGTGTTGCGTCTAACAGGCTGTTACCCGCCGAACGGTCCACTACGGAGCTTCCAGTTAGTGCGGCAACATCTTCTAATGTGACCGTTGAATGTTTGGGCACTTCTGTCACACTAGATATAAAAACGCCTTTATTCTTATTGAGAATGAGGTTAGCAAGTGCCTCGGTACTAATCTCCTCACAAAAGATTGCAAGTGTGTTGAGTTTAGCGTCTGCAATCTTATTCATTAACGGAAGTAGGTCTTGGAAGCTTGATATCTTGCCGCTATGCACAAGTACAAGAGGCTTCTCTAGCGTCGCAGTATTTTTACCCTCTGTAATGAAGTGGGCGCTTGAATAACCGTAGTTAAGTCGGCAACCATCAATCAGCTCATAAGATGTCTGCAACGAAGGCGTTAGTTCAGTAACAACCATGCCATCAGCACCAACGGCACCGACTACCTCGGCAACTAGCCTCCCTATCTCTGGGTCAGCAGAACTAATAGTGGTAACGTGCTCTAAGAGTTCCTGGGTTACGTCGATGGTCTTGTCTTTAATGGCCGCCACAAGCTTCTCTGACACGTCCTCTAGTTCTTTTCGTATAGACATGGTGTTTACACCGCTGTCTGATAGTTTCTGTAGTTCCTTCATAATATGGTAGGCAAGAACGGTTACCGTGGTTGTCCCATCGCCAGCATCCTCGTTCATTTTCGTCGAGGCTTGCTTGATAAGCTTAACTCCATAAACAGAGTCGCCGTCTGGGTTGATTGCGTTTGCTACAGTCACCCCATCGTGCGTGATCGTAAGGTCATCTCCATTGCGAATGAGCACGTTCTTGCCTCGTGGCCCTAACGTGGTTCTAACGGCCTTATACAGCGTCTCAGCACCATCTAGTACCGTCTTATCTGCATCTTTATAGATTATCTTCATGTACGACTCCCAAAATATCCTCTTCGTTAATAATAAAGTATTCTCGTCCCTCTAGCTTAAGGTCTTGAACGGCGTAAGTCTTGTATATCACTACGTCATTAACCTTGTATTGTTCGCTTGATGTTGAGACCACGGTAGCCATGTCTGGCTGATATGACTCGTTGTCGTTTAAGAAAAAGCCGTTAAGCTTAGACTCTTTGTCATTTCTCTGTGCTAATACCCTACCCTTTGATGGTTTTATTGTTTGCATCTTTGTACTCCTTTACTTTTTCAAACATTGCTTTATATACCTTCCATTGGCTCTCTAAACGCCAGTCTTGTTCAAGCTCTTGTTGTGCCATCTTCACTGTTTCTCGGCGGTACTCTTCGTCATCAACCGCCTTCTTTAACGCATTATACCAGTCATCTTCGGTATTGTCTTTTACTAGGAGTGCGTTCTTAAGCCCCTTATATGGTCCATAGTCTGAGGCAATGAACAGAGCACCGGCACGAGTTGCTTCTTGCCACTTGATGTTTGATTTTCCCTTATTGAAAATGTCGTGCTTAAGTGGTCCTAGAGCAATGTCCATGTTTAGGTTTGGGTATATTTCGTTGACCCATCCATTGAACCGCTTGCCCTCTACGAACTCGTACCTTTTCTTCGGTACATAGCTGTCGAACGGCATACCAACAGCCTTAAGGCGCACGTTCTTATACTCGTGCATAATCCTTGTAATAGCACCCGTTAGCCCTGTTTCATGAATGTCCGCATAATGAGAAGAGCCACCGAAGTAGCCTATAACTATGTCCTTATTCTTGAGTGGAGCGTGTTTGTAGTCATCAGTGATGAAGTTCGGGTTAATAAACACCGACTCTGGCTTATGATCTACTCGCCTCTGTATAAATACGTCAGCAAGTTGCTTGGTGGTGGTTGATATCCATGTATTGTCACGGATCATACACTGCATCCAGTACGCCTTCTCGTCATTCATCGTTATCCAGAAGGGGTTATCTGGGTTTATGGCGAACATATCATCATCAACGTCCATAATAAACTGAACGCCAGCCTTGTCTGCCGCAACCTTAAGCAATGTATAGCCTGTTGCGTCTGCGTGGTAGGAGCTAAACACTATGTCATAGTGGCAAATGTTATTAAACGCCTCTTGCATCTCCATCTCAGTGAACTCTGCCTTGTCTTTGTATTTCTCGATACCACGAATGAGAGTAGGCTGTTCGTCTATTTGCCAATCTACGTGCTTCTTGAGTTCTCGGAGTGGTCGCCATATACGCCATGTATCAACTGCTGATTTAGTCTTGTCGTTGTCGCCGAAGATTGAGTGAACTGCAAGGATTTTCATGCCCGTGTCCTGTTTATGGTTTTATTGTACCGATTTTATCTAGTTATTGCAATTAAGCTGTTCTGTCCCATATATATTTAACCTTAAAGCGGTATTACGCTTATATCCCTGCCTGAGAATGCGGCTGTTCCACCAACTATCTGTCGATACTTAGCTGTAAATGTTGTTGAGCCAGCAGATAACCCAGTTAGTAATACTGAGAACGACATTCTTATTGAGTTACTAGATACACTAGCCTTATTATAAAGCCCAGTAGAGTTACCAGCCGCAATGGTATTTGCACCAGAAACTGCGTAACTCATGGCTGCATAACTGTTGAGGGTGGTGTTGTAAAGTTCTGCTGAAATTATTACTAGTGCTAACCCATTAGCCCCGATTGTAACAGTGACTGCTGGGCCTGACGTTGCTAGGTCTGTGTAGGATGCCGAAGTAGTACTCTGTGCTGTTGCTACAGTAGCAGTATTTCAGCGGCAGACAGCTTGTCTGGTGTTACTGAGGCATCTACTAGACCTGTTGTGGGTAAGCCTGTTACATTTGTCATCACGCCCGATACTGGAGTACCGAGGGCTGGGGTTATAAACGTGGGTGAAGCTAGGTTAGCTTTTAGATTTAAGGCTGTTTGCTGAGCTGTAGATACAGGCTTGGCTGTATCGGCTGTGTTGTCAACGTTAGCAAGTCCTACATCGCCTTTAACCAGTACGAGGTCTGTTTTAAGCGTTGCTACGGCGACATCTTCTGAATTGCCTGTTCCAGCTGTTGTACGACCTTTGTACGTCTTTGTAGCCATTTGAGCGGCTTTGGCGTTTGTAACGGCGTTAGCGGCGATTGTAGCGGCTGCCGTAACGTTAGCTGAACCATTGAACGATGGGCTTGTGTAGGTTACATCACCAGTGGTAGCGATAGTACGAGGCGTTGTTAGGGTTGCGGCTGAGCCTGTGGTGTTCTGGTTGAAAGTCGGGAATGTGTTAGTACCTGAGGTTAGGGTTTTATTGGTTAAAGTATCTGTAGTAGCCTTACCGACTAATGTATCTGTAGCTGCAGGAAGCGTTAGGGTCGTTGTACCTGCCACTGCTGTTGGTAATACTGTAGTCACACCAGATGTTGAACCTGATAATTTAAGATTCGGAGATAATAAACCAACCGTTGTCCCTATACCTGAGCCATTTACATAGTTAGATGTATTTAAGAGATACAAGGGTGCGCCAGAGCCACCGCTACCCAATAATAGACTATCTCCACTCGTAGACTCTTTAATGGTAGTAACCCCAGCACTCTTAGAATAAGTTACTGTTGAATTAGCAATAAGCTTACCAGTCGTACCGTTATAAATAGCTAAAGCTGTGTCTGTCGAACTTGCAGGGCCGACTACATCACCAGTACCTGTTATATCAGAAGTCATTGCTATAGTGCCAGTCTTAGCAGGTAGAGTGGCTGTGTAATTTGTAGCTGAGGCATTAGCACTGGCAACAGCCGTTGAGCCAGTTGATGAACCCTTAACTGCTAGTTTTGTAGTATCAAAAGTCTTTAAGCCTGTAACAGTTTGAGCGTCGGCAAGTACCATGTCGCCAGCACCAGCAATAGCAGTCATTACAAAGGCGTTTGTACCGTTATCATACTTAGGATATTTAGCGTCATCACCAACCCCTAGTGTAGGGAAGGCTTTACCTTGTATCTTCACTACTGAGAGAGCAGTTGCTCCCGTGGCATCACCAGTATGTGTGGCGTTGGTTACTTTGGCTGTGTTAAGCCCGATAGCTGTGTCCATTGTCTCGACTTTGTCTCGAATAGCGTTCTTGGTAGCACCGTCTGTAT